GGGAGAGACGTCTCGGCATCAGGCATCAGAGAAAGTCAACTGGGAATCACACTGGAGTGAGGCGATGTTATCAGTAGTCAGTGTTCCATAGGCATCAAAAGCAACTACAAAAGGGATGAACATGACGCGTTGAAGCGCGCCGATTCCGTTACGAGACCAAATGGCGTTTTGATTGACAGGGACGTCAATTTCGACAAAAGTCGAACGCTCATATTTAGTACCACCAGAAGGGAAAAAGGGAACTGGTGCGGAAGGTTGGGCTATAATCTTATCGTAAACGACCATAGCTTGGGTCGAATCGATGAAACCAGTCAAATAATTAGACTGTGAAGCCATGTAGAGTTCAATCGGGGTGTCGGTAATGCTACTATAAGTAACAGCCACAAGAACAAAACGATAAGTGACATTGGGTCTGTCAGACTTGTTGTTAAGTAACATGCGAGCTTGGTAGCGAAGGAGGCGAATGCGGTCACCAATACGTTGGTTTCCAGCAACACCTTGAGTCACAAGACTCAAAAGATCGACTGTAGAAGAAAGCACAAAAGGAACATTGTGATAAAGAGCAGAGTTTGATAAAGGAATCTGCAGCATCTTAACCTCAGTTGAGGTGGGAACCGTGTTGAACGGATTGACACTTGTGCCGAGACGAGAACGCTCGGACTTAGCGGTTGTCACCAGGACCCCGCTTCGGGCGGGGGCAGTGGGACTTCGCTTGGCCCTGGGGGTTGCCCGGCGGGCGACGCTCTTGCGATTTCGGCGCATCTTGAGAGGCATTGGGAGAAGAAGTTGATTTGCTTTTTCGAGGACCCGCACGCTGGATTGCTTTAGCAGCAATATTTTGGGTAGCGAAACGAACAGCAGCGTCAATTTTTGGTTGAGCTGGGCCAAAGGTAATATCTTTGGTAGACGCTTCGCGTTCCCATTTGATCTTACGAGAAGAATCAAAGAAACAACGTGGAAGTTTGTCAAGGCTTTTAGCCTTTTCACATTCACCGACAAATCCCTTAATGGTAATAGCGGAAATGTCGGGGCAGACAAACGAAAAAGTATCGCGGATCAAGTCTTCAGATTCCTGTGGATAAGAATTAGAAATCTTGTACTGATCATCCCAAGAAAGTGCTTTTGTCTCGGCCAAGCCGGAGCAACGAAGCATTGCCTTGCAAAAATGGGAAACAACAGGAGTCTTCGCATCGGAACCGAGCAACCCAGTCGCTTTATTGAATGCGAGCTGAGCAGGTGAAAGAGTTGACTTGGCAGTCATGTGGATCTTCACCATGGTTCTCAATGGATCACAAATGGAATCAAAAGATTGGTTCCAAGGATCACAGAAAAATCTCCCCAAATAGGGTACGGGTTCGCCACGCTTTGAAGTGTGGACTTTGTATTCAAGGCCCCACGCCTTGGATTCCAACTCGTGGTGTGTGCGGACTCCGTTGATGTCTCTGTCGAGAGAATCATCACCACAATAAACGCCGAGAGCCTCAAAAGCCTCCTCCTTCGTCAGACCAGCCTTACGAAGAGCGACATACGATCGCATAGCATTACGAAATGTGTGGAAAACAGATGTTCCGGAGTGTCCAGAGCGTTGGATAAATGCGCTATAATAGGTAAAGCCATGAGGTGTTGTATTAACAGCTTTTGGACCAAATTCGCGCGCTTCTCCTTGCATGAACTCTTCGAAGTCAGCAGGTGTCAGCAATCTCTCAAGGAGTTTTTGAATACACTCAACATGAATATCCTCAGAAATAGAACCATCAAAATGGGAATAGTCACCGTCAATAAGGGACTTCGAGTCTTTGGCTAAGGAAACGACACGTTCAGCAACTTGGATAGGTGTCTTTCCAGGACCGTACCATGGAAAGCACTTGCCAAAAGTTGCAAGAGCCAAAGTAACACGAGAGGTGTTATATAAGTGGACAGTGGGCATGGTTGAAATCATGCGTGGTTCACGAGGTCCATTGTAAGCTTCAGACTTGTTGAAGTTCTTCGACACAAAGTTCGTGTCAGGAAAGAACACATCAGGATTTTCCTGACGGAAGCGAAGCCGCTGAGATGGCTTTGTCATGTATTCCTCAAACAATTCCTGATTATCAGGAAGAGTAAGACGATGACCATATTGAGTTGGTGTGCCAGCTTGGAAAACGTTAAGATAGGTCTGTAACATTTCATTGAACTCCTGAATTAGAGTCTTAGACAAATCAGGAAGTTTCGCAGTGTTCAAAACACCGGTAGCACGAGCTTCAACAGACGCCTTCTCGTTCTCGATATTCTTGAGAGCGTTGAATGCAGGGTCAGTAACGATTGGAGCAACAAAATCAGACATTGATGCCTTGGATTCAGAGATCAAGGTGCCATCAACGCCATCAGCGTGGACAGTGAAAACATTGGATTCACTATTTTGTGGGAGGATGAACGAAGTATTCGCTTTGAGATTCAACTTGCGAGGATCAAAACCAGCTCGCAGGAGCGCAGTGAGTAAGCCGCCCCATTTCATTGCATTTAATTCTGTGTCAGCACTTGCAGTAATAAGCCGACGTACATCAGAGGTGTACATGTCAGTCGAAGCGGTGTTGACAGATGCAAGAACCGCCATGTAGGCGGGGAGATGAAGATCAAGAGCATCAGGGACTCCAAGAAACGCCATTGAAAAGATACGGCTTGTTGAATTGGAGTAATTCCATGAAACGATGTCAAAAGATTCATTTCGAAGTGATTTGAGGGTTGAAATATTTGGAATACGACGAAGGAGTGGTTTCTCGACTTGGAAATATGCGGCAAAACCAGTGATACGGACGGTTGGGGTCAAAACGACAATTGAGTGATTCGGGTCAGGGCAACGACGGACTTCACACGTATAGTGCACGAGTGAGCCATCAAGACAGCGAACAGCGACATGGTCGCGCGAATAATCCCAAAGCATATGAGAGTAAACAGCGCCGCCAGATACGCGGTAATCAAGAGTTCCAGTTTTGTCAAAACACCATTGGTATTCAGGGGTTGAGCCAGAGACAGAGTCGGGGTTGAAGGTATAGATAATCAATGGATTTCCATAGGTCATGAGTTTATTGACGTCGATATAATAATCAACATCAACCAAGGACAGAAAGTGCTCTTTTCGAATGCGATCAGCTTTGATGGGTGAATCAAGATCTGAAATGAAGAAGGGTAAACGCCAACCATCACAATCACCATCACGTTTGCCAACAGAAACAGAATACTGCTTGGCGCCAACAGCCTTAATGACACGAGCAAACAACAAGGTAAAACCAGTGCGTTCGGAGGCAGACTTTGGATGTGAATGGGATTTTGGATGGGGTGTTGCCGAATAGCCTTTCAGCGCATCAAGCACAGTTTTGCGTGAATCGCAAAAAGGCAATGAGGTTCGCGCCAAACGAACTAGCATAAGAGGAGAACGAGTGCAAAAATACAAAAACAATGCACAAACTTGGTTGAAACCTCGAGTGGAAGCAAGACGAGGTGTATCAACAATAGGATGAGACTCATGACGAGGAAATAAGTGATGGAAGGTTGCAGACCACCAACACCAAAGACCATCAGGACCAAACCAACAAGCCCAGAAAAAGACTGGGCCGACATAGAACATGAAAACAGCAATAAGCGCCCCGGCGAATGGGTCGGGAGTAGCAAAATAAGCAACTAACATGGCTATGAATGCTCGTACGAGCGTCAACATCGGAGG